ATTAGCTACGTAATAACGGACCACCTGATTGCGGGTGTTCTTAAATGACCAACTTTTAGTTGCGGCCCCCTTGCAGAGATAGCATAAGCATATCCAAGGACATAGCAAGAATGTTTCTTACTACGCCAAGTAAGGGACAGTATATTGTGGAGAACCTCTAGGTGTTCGCTTAGAGTGGGGGTGTGATTCCCTCACCCGAACGAACTTCATCAGTTTTGAACAACGGTTGGAGACTAGCGTTACTGAACTATGTTTTGTACCATTTTTGTCATGGGTACTTAGTCCAATGCATGACGGAACTCGACGAGTTCTTAAGATTAAACATGAAATATATAGCAATGAAACAAAGAATTATTCAGAGTAATTTTACGTCACTTTGGCACTCTTTGATATGCCTAAGTCCACGTAACTCTAAACTTCTTTGGTCTTCATTCTGGCAATACGAGAACTGGTACGAGCACCTCTGCAAGCACCACGGTAAGAGCGCAGCTCTTAAGGTTCTTAAAGAGGTTCACCTCGTAAGTAAAAGGGTTGCACTAGGTATGTCGGTCTCACAGGGTTTTACCCCCTATTATGTGAGGACGGCAACATTATCTAGTGGAATTCCTCGTCGTCTACGGAAACTAGACCTTCTCTTCAGCTCAGATAATGAGCTTTTGAGACGTTTGGCCCTTTCCATATCCGGTGCATACTTGGTGTTGTCGTTACAGCCTTCAGATTCGTTAAAATCTGTATTAGCTCCTTATAAAGGAGCTACACAGAGGATTTCGTATCCGGTTAGATCTGTCCGACGATTTTATTATCGTTTTAGGAAAGATCCTGACTACCTTCTTTCTCTGTTAAAAGAGTTTTTAGTATGGTTTATACCAGCATGGGTTCCTCTTAATTTCGATTATGAGGATAAACATGTCTTCTCTGGTTTTCGGGCGGGTCCCTACGGGTCCCCTTCGTTCCGTTACTTGCCGAGAGATGGCTGGGTTCTTTTGAATCCTAAATTTAGGAATCTTATGAACGCTTGCCTGGGTTTTGCACATACTTGGAAGGGCGCGGGCTATGCAGAACAATGGGCAGCTAACGTATACGCTGCTAAATCCTTCTTTGAGAACCTCCTTATGGGAGAACCTCGAGAAGGCACTTTGGCAACGCACGCGAGTGGCGACGGTGTTCGAACCGATGCTACTCTACGTGTTGCTCGCTTCTCCTTCCTTTCTGAGAAAGGTGGAAAGACGCGCATTATAACAGCTGCATCCTATTGGATCCAAGACTTACTTTTCAGCTTTCATCACGCAATGATGAATGTACTGGGTCGTATTCCTTGTGATTTTGCATTTGATCAAGAGAGGTGTGGTTCTTTCATTCCCGATAAACTCAGGAATGCTAAGTCCTCTTTCTCTTTTGATATGACGGGAGCGACCGACCGTTTTCCTAGATGGTTTCAAGTGTTGTGTCTTGACGCCTTCAGGTCCGGACTCGGTCACTACTGGGGTTTGATCATGGCGCTTCCTGTCTTTGACAGGCGTCGTCAGAAATCTTATTCCTTTACGTGTGGACAGCCTATGGGGATCTATTCCTCATGGCCTGTGTTCTCGTACTGTCATCATGTGCTAGTTAGATTCTCCGCGTGGCTTTGCGGCCTGAATCCTTTCACTTTCAATCTATATGCAATTCTCGGAGACGATGTGGTTATCTTCGATAGCCGTGTCGCCGATGTATATCGCTATCTCCTCACTGTTATTCTCGGCGTGGACATTTCGGACTTTAAGTCCCTTGTCTGCCGTAAAACTGATCATGTTTGTGCTGAATTCGCGAAGCGATTATTCACCAAAACATGTGAAGTCTCCTCCCTTACTGCGTCTATGCTTATCTCGCTTCGCGAGGGTAAAGACCCCAGTCTTGTTAGGACTGTTGTCGATCGCATTATAAATCGTTGGAAGGTTAAGTTTGACTCGCATTCAGATTTTGTTTGTGAGTTATTCAGAAGGACGATGCCTAAACGTCAAGGCAATAAAGTGATGACCTGGTTCCTCTCTCCGCAAGTTCTTGTTCCCAACCTCAGGTTGGAAGGAAGGTTACAGGAGATCAGAGACGAGGTTTTCCCTCGCGAAGCTTTGGAATCAGAAATGATTTCGGATGCCATCGAGGAAAACTTGATCGATATGGCTCAAGCAGCACTGTCGGATCTCGCACAGGATCCGACTGAGCTTATCACTAAGCTTTACAGTTTGTCGGAACCCTATAAAGGTAAGCGGAAAGGTCAATTTAGACAACACGTCTATCTTGAGCCTCTCTGGGCTGCCCTAAATAGGGACCAACCATTCTTGTCGGGGAAAGCTAAAAGGCTACGGGGTTACCGTATGTTGAAGTCTGTTCACCAACATCACTTGCAGGCGGTCATGCAAGTGCTTAGCACGCGGCTCGAGGAGGCTTCCAAGTCAAAGGAAGCCAACTCGGTCTACCGTCTCCTTGTATTATGTAAACAATACAAGTCGTTCTTTCAAGGGAAAGTAGTTCGAGGACGTTACTACTCACAAGTGAGGAAAGTAGAGGTATTATCTACCTACTCTATTGGTAAAAGAGTGAAACGAAAAATGGAATCTCCTTTAATGAAAATTTTAAGGGATAATCCTTTGTTCGTGCCAGGAGGAAGACGCTGGACACCTTACGTGCCCGGAACATCGAAGTGGTGAGAGTGGATAGATGGTTTATTTTTAAGGTTCTCACGGTGCCCGAAAGGGAGATGAGGACTGATAGAGTGC